TCACAGGCGAGTTTGCAATGTATAGAGCAAATCCAGCGCTTGTCGCGGGGTCATGTCGTCGACCTTGATCTTCGACAGTTCATCGAGTACCGGGTGCGGCAGGCTTGCGAACATATCGCTCTGTTGCGGGATCGCAGGTTTGCCGGGTTTCGCGCGCGGTTGTTCGTGCGGCAGGCTGGTGGTTTCCAGGCGCTGCAAGTGCTCTTTGGCGCGCGTGATGACTTTCCCCGGAACGCCCGCAAGCTGCGCAACCGCCAGGCCGTAGCTCTGGCTGGCCGGCCCCGGCAGTACTCTGTGCAGGAACACGATTCGCTCGTTATGCTCGGTGGCATTGAGGTGCACGTTGTTCACCAGCGGCTCGCTTTCCGGCAAAACCGTCAGCTCGAAATAGTGCGTCGCGAACAGCGTGTAGGCACGCAGTTGCGCCAGGCATTCCGCCGCCGCCCAGGCCAGCGACAGACCGTCGAAGGTGCTGGTGCCGCGCCCGACTTCATCCATCAGCACCAGGCTTTTATCGGTGGCGTTGTGCAGGATGTTGGCTGTTTCGCTCATTTCCACCATGAACGTCGAGCGTCCGCCGGCCAGATCGTCACTGGAGCCGATGCGGGTGAAGATCCGGTCAACCAGCGACAGCTCGCAGCTGGCGGCGGGCACGAAGCTGCCTATATGGGCCAGCAGGACGATCAGCGCCGTCTGGCGCATGTAAGTGGATTTACCGCCCATGTTCGGGCCGGTGATGATCAGCATGCGCGTGCTGTCGTCCAGTGCCAGATCGTTGGCCACGAAAGGCGTGCTCAGCACCTGCTCGACGACAGGGTGGCGGCCCTGTTCGATGCGCATGCACGGCTCGGCGACGAAGCGCGGGCAGTTGAGGTCCAGATTCAGCGCGCGCTCTGCAAGGTTGCTCAGTACGTCCAGCTCGGCCAGTGCAGCCGCGGTGTCCTGCAGCGGCGCAAGGTGGCCGATCAGGTCTTCGAGCAACGTCTCGTAAAGCATCTTCTCGCGAGCCAGTGCGCGACTTTTTGCTGACAGCGCCTTGTCCTCGAACTCTTTGAGTTCCGGCGTAATAAAGCGCTCGGCCCCCTTGAGGGTCTGGCGGCGAATGTAGTCGGCGGGCGCCTGTTCGGCCTGTTTGCTCGGCAGCTCGATGAAGTAGCCATGCACGCGGTTGTAGCCGACTTTCAGATGGCTCAGTCCGGTCCGGGCTTTTTCCCGGGCTTCCAGATCAATCAGGAACTGACCGGCGTTTTCGCTCAGCGATTGCAGCTCGTCCAGCTCGGCGTCATAGCCGGTCTTCAGCACGCCGCCGTCACGAATCACGGCAGGCGGGTTATCGTTGATCGCGCGTTGCAGCAGGTCAGCCAGTTCCGGGTAGGTACTGGCGGTCTGTGCAAGTTGCTGCAAGTGCGGCGCATCAAGGTCAGTCATCGCCTGTTGCAACTCAGGCAGTGCACTCAGGGCGTCGCGCAGACGGGCAAGATCCCGTGGCCGAGCGTTGCGTAGACCGATCCGCGCCAGAATCCGCTCGATATCGCCTATTTCCTTGAGTTGCGGTTGCAGGTTCTCGAAGCGATAGCGTTCCAGAAAGCAAGTGATGGACGTCTGACGAGCCTGAAGAATGCTCAGGTCGCGCAGCGGACGATTCAGCCAGCGGGTCAGCAGTCGCGTGCCCATCGCGGTCTGGCAACGGTCCATGACCGATTGCAGCGTGTTATCGCGGCCACCGGACAGGTTGGTGTCTAGCTCCAGGTTGCGACGGCTGGCAGCATCAAGGATCACCGTGTCGTCGAGACGCTCGTGACGCAGGCTGCGCAAATGCGGCAGGGCAGTGCGCTGGGTTTCTTTGGCGTAACCGAGCAGGCAGCCGGCAGCGCCAATGGCCAGCGTCAGGGTTTCGCAGCCAAAGCCTTTCAGGTCTTGGGTTGAAAATTGCTGACACAGACTTTTATGGGCCGAATCACGCTCGAAATCCCATGGCGCGCGACGCCGTGCACCGCGACGTTTTTCAGCGGGCAAACCTTGCGGCCAGTCATCCGGGATCAACAGCTCGACCGGATTGATGCGCTCAAGCTCGGCCAGCAGGTTCTCCCAGCCTTTGATCTCCAGCACGCTGAAGTTGCCGCTGGTGATGTCCAGCACAGCCAGGCCGAACAGGCGTTCGTCACCGAGGACGGCAGCGATCAGGTTGTCTCGACGCTCATCCAGCAAGGCTTCATCGCTGATGGTGCCGGGCGTAATGATGCGTACGACCTGACGATCCACCGGGCCTTTGCTGGTGGCCGGGTCGCCGATCTGTTCGCAGATGACCACCGACTCGCCCAGCTTCACCAGCTTGGCCAGGTAGCCCTCGGCCGCGTGATAGGGAATCCCGCACATGGGGATGCTTTGCCCGGCCGACTGGCCGCGGGCGGTCAGAGTGATGTCCAGCAGCTTGGCGGCTTTTTTGGCGTCTTCGTAGAAGATTTCATAGAAATCGCCCATGCGATAAAACATCAGTTGATCCAGGTGCTGGTTTTTGAGTTTCCAGTACTGCTGCATCATGGGTGTATGTTGGGAAAGGTCGGTCATTCAAGGCCTTGCAGCTATGCGTCTATTAGACAATTGCGATTTGTCTAATTCTACAGGCTTTTTTTAGGCATTGTGGGAGGCTGGGCTATATCGATTTCCCTCAAGCGCAGATAGCGTTTTGTCATCTTGGCGTCGGTGTGGCCACCCAGCATCTGAGCGTTGTTGCCTTGCCGATCAGTGTCGGTGAGAGACTTCGCGCGCAGGTCGTGGATGGTTGCACCTTTGACACCTGCCGCTTTACAAGCAGCTCGGAATCCCATCTTGCATGTGTCGTAGGAGACCGGCTTACCACCGGATCGGGCACAGAATAGCGTTGCCCCTCTGACCTTTCGAGGCAGAGCATGCACCCGATCCAGAAGGGCTTTTAGGTCTGGGCTCATGGCGACTATCAGCTTAGCTCCGGTCTTCTGTTGTTCAAAGGCTATGCCAACATCAGAAATATCGGACAGCTTGATGTTGAGCACGTCACTGATGCGCTGCCCTGTCAGGAAGCACATTTCCCAAATCACGCTCATGTACTCCGATGAGGCCGCACAGATTGCGGCGAACTCCGCATCGCTGATGTATCGGTCTCGCTTCTTTTCCGCGTGCCGGCGTATGCCGGTGCAAGGATTGGAATCGACGATCTGCCTTTCGAGGGCATAGGCAAAGACCATTCTCAGAAACGATATGACGCGGTTGGCCATGTTCGGCGTGTCGGCCATGTGTAGCTTAAGCGCTGCCACATGGCGCGGCAGAACCTGGCGGGGCTCGAACTCTTCAAGATACGTCTTGAGCCTCACCGAAGCCGCTTCGTACTGTTTGATTGTGTTTTCTGAGAGACGTTTACGCATCGCGTCCAGCGCCTCATCGATAAGCACTGACATCCCGCCGTTGCTTTTCCCGCCAACTATCTTCGCGTAAGCCAGCAGCGCCTCCTGAAAGTCGCTGCCGAGCCGTTCCCACTTCCCCTTCCGTACCAGGTAATACGCGCCGTGCTTGAGGTACATGCACGGCGGCAGGTGCCTGTCCTTCTTTCTCGGCCTCATGGCTCACTTCCTCATCCAAGCCTCAGCTCTGGGCCTTTCCTTTCTGCGATTCCGCCCAAGCGAGCAACAACAACTTGCCTGAGCACCTTTGGTTTTCCATCTGCACCAATCAGATAGCCGAAGCGTTCCGCTTGCAGCCATTTGAGTTGGTCTTTGGGCCTGACGTAGCCAGTCATGTCGGCTACTTCATCCGGCGTCATGAACATGGTTCGACTCCAGGCCGCGCTGGGCGGCGGAAGGGGTTATTCGGCGGTAGCCCGCTCGGATTTGATTTCCGCAATGAACTTGGGGGGAAGACGCGCGACATACTGACCTTGAGACCAAGACAAAGGGCCGGACTTGCGGATCATCTCGTTAACTAGGTCGAATGCAGCGATCAACTGATCGTCGTTTAGCTCACCGTCTTCTGGAAGGTCGTCGCAGAAGTAATCTGCCGGGTCGATTTCGCGGGGCATATTCGGCTCGCATATGCAGAGTCGAACGTTTTCAGGATCTTCTTCGCACTCAAGCAGGTAATCCCGGAGTGAGTCCGCATCAAAGAAATATGTGTCGTGGTCGTATATCGCCAGCGGCTCGTCCGCCCAGTCTTTAACTTCCATTTTCAAGAAGCGCTCATCCATGCGCTCTTCTCGACAGACTTTGCAATATCCATTCGTTTCGTGGATCGGGTGTGCTGGATTGTTTTTGCAGTGCCTGTGGGTCGAGCCGCAGTAGCGGGCCTGATCTTCGTCCTGACCCCAGAACTGCCCATTTGAATCGACCCAGCCGCTGACGGTCTGAAAGCTGGCCGCTTCAGGGGAGTTGAACATCACAACTTTTTCATTGCGCATAGCGATTCTCCGCCCGCCGATCACCGGCAGGCCCTGTAGGGAAGGGGGTTATGGGTATTGGCGGGAGATTCGGTCGGCGATGCCTTCGAGTTTCTCTGCCATGTAACTCATGTCGTTGTTGTCGCGGCGGGAGACGACAGGAGAGCGGGCGACATTGCGGCCCTCCAGGATTCTGGCTGCGATGCGGATCATCCCGGCCTCCAGCTTTCTGCGCAGACAGCCTTTGCGAATCAAATCTCTCATGCCGTCTCCCTGCCGAGCTGCCACCAGAACCATGCACTCGAAACCTTCGGCACGCTGTAGCTATCGCCCTGGCGGCATAGGTTGACGAACGAAACTGGTAGGCTGTTTGAGTCTGCGTAGACCTGTTCGAATTGCGATCTGCTGTCCATGGGCAACACTCCGCCATACCGCACACGCGGCTGACATTGAATTGATTGAGAGGGGGTGGTTAATGCGGGGTGTTCAGCGACGCTTCGGCAATCAGAACATAACGACCACCACACTTCGGGCAAGCTGCTGCCATGCAGTTTTCGTCGCCGCAGCCTGGACACTTGTCTTCTGCCTGATGTCCACCCGACCAATCACAGCTATGGCAGGCGCTCCCGGACGATTCGTCGTTGATGCCGACGTGATTACACTCGCGGCATTCGCGGGCCTCAGCGCGTAGCACCACCTTCGCCGTGACGGGCTGGGCTTGGCGGTAGAGCGTGCGCGTCAGCCATCCACTTGCACGGGCCGACGCCAAAGAGCTTTCGTTTCCGTCGCACCATGAAATGCCGTCGTCATCGCTCCATTGACCTACTGGATCGCCCTGCTGATCGGCCGCAAAGCTTGCGCAAGGATGTTTGTCATCGCGACTGTTACGCGCCACGCGCACGAACAGGTGAGCATTCCACGAGCCTGATATCTGCTCGAAAGTTTTCAACGCGGCCTGTCTGGAGCCGCAACCAGCGAACATCAAAGCTTCACGATCCGCGTCATCGAACACAATCATGTGCGGGCATTCTTCAGGGATGGAGAGTGATGCGCCCCGCTGATCTGCTGGCTGGGCGTGGTGTAGGTCGCGCTCGGCACGACGGACGCGAGAGACCAACCCCTGAACGCTGTAATAGAGCAGATACATAAACTGGCGATCAGTCGGACTTACGCTGCGTCCGTTCCAAGGCGTGTAGCCCATGCGCAACCACTGCCCCAGCTCGGACATCAGCTCGTCGCTTATGGGTTTGACGCCTTGGCGGTCGAATGATCCGCCGTTGCCCATCACCCAAGGCCCCTCAGGGCTTTCCGCAATCAAGGCATGCCAGCGTTCGATATCCTTCTCTGTTGCGCGAGGCGGCTCGCCCTGCCGATCGGCGGGCTGGGCGTCGATAATCTGCCTGTTTAGTGCAAAGGCTACAGCGGCACACCAATTGGTAGTCCCGGATAGATATCTATCCGGGTGATCGTCGGCGTACTCGACAGCCTTGAAGACCTGAGCCATCGACACACGCACGTCGTTCGGTTTGTTTGCGGTCATGGCTTTACCTCGACTTTATAGGCCTCTACATAACGAATACGAGAAATGTGCTCACGACCTTTCCAGTTTCGCTCTCCGAACACCAAAACTTTGACGCGGCCATCCGGCATATTTTTTATAACGTGGCAGGGCATGTAGTAGTACCTAGTCCATTTACAGCAATGAACACACGAAAGCCTGTGCGTGGCATTCTCCGCCGTGAGCTGTCTCATACCTGCTCGCTCCCGGCTGGCTTGGACAGGGCGGCGTCAGCATCGAACATTGCGTAGTAAAGTCGATGGTGAATAGCGCAACTAGGGTCCTCGTGGTCATCGCCGCCATGCTCCTCCACGCTGTCAATGCACGGCGAGTAGCTGCTGGCGATCTGCTGACAGCCATGCGCCACGTCTCGCAGCTTTCTGAAAGCCTTTTCCAGCTCATCACACCGCGCCTGGAGCTGGTCGCGCTCATCGAGTGCTGCGTTGTAAAGACCCTCAAAAGATTCTTCTTTCAGTTGCTCAATCATTGATTCCTGAGCCATTGTTGTTTCAGATAATGTCTCCGCCTCGGCCTTGAGCTGGTCGCGCTCTTTCTTGTAATCGTTCATGTGCTGAACAATCAAAGCGCCTCCTGCGCGCAAGTGCTCAATCTCGGCCTGTAGCGGGACGAGGTGAGCGCTGATCCGGCTAACGGCGCGATCAATTCCCGCCTGGATAAACGGTGGTGGAGGCTCGTTTGCCGGCGGGCTCGTACTAGTCACTGCCGCTATCATGCCCATCAACGCCTCGGTCACGATCCGTTGCAGATCGAGACCAGCCGGAACGCCGCCGAGCGCTGGCGGTTGAGGGGCTTCGGACTTGCCGCTTCCACTGCATTCGGAGCAAGCACTTGAATATCCAGATGACTGAATTTCTCCAGTACCTGAGCAGTTCAAGCAGGGGTTATCCTTTTCTGCGTTGGCCATGCGGACTGCCTCTAACAGGTCGTCCGCAGCGTTAGTTTCGGCACTAGGGCCGTTGTGGTGAACGTGCAGCCAGTGAGCTGCCTGCTCAAGAACTTCACGACGAACCGGAACCATCTTGAATTCGCTGCTCATGATTTTTCCCCAATGTATTCACGCCAAGCGACTTTCACGCCGTTGACCAGAAAGCCCCAGTCGCCTTTCCAGCGGCTGGTGATGAAGAGCGTGTACACGCCGCCGGGCGACACTTCGTCGATGCGGTGGTAGGTCTTGGTCAAAGCGCCTTTAACGCTGTGCCCGCGCTTGAGCACCACGCGCGCAAGCTTTGCCCGGTCTTTCTGGTCAGTCTGGCCAATGCTGCCCGGTAATTACGCGGTATATCTGTGACTCACAGATATTAAATTGCTTTGCAAGTGCGCGCTTTCCGTTGATTTTGCATTTCGGCTTGTATCTCTTACGGATCGCCATAACTTGCTCGCGTGTCAGCTTCGCGGCTGGATGGCGCTCACCACTGATTGCAGTGCCGTGAGCAATCTTGTCGGCCTCGTTTTCGGTAGGCGTGCCGTAACTGAGGTTTACGTAACAATTGTTTTGATTGTCGCCATCAGCGTGGCGACATATGCATCCAGCCGGCCTGGGGCCAATAAAGGCAGCAGCAACCAAGCCGTGAATCAAGCGGTTTTTTGATTTTCCGTTTTTCCAGAGCTTTACTCGCAAATAGCCTTTGCGGTCTGAGTCTGGAGCTTTTAGCCGAGCCCCACGACGAACTCGGCCTTGGTCGCTGACTTCATATCCAGGCCAGTCGTCAATATCTCTCCAGACTTCAATGGTCATCATCGAGCCCCTTCTTCGCTCACACGGAATCTATAAGAACACGTCGGACGGGGCGGACGCGAAGCTCGCTGCTCTTGACGTAGTTGTACTGATCGCCATCATCGAAGTACTGAAAGAATGCGCCGTTGGCGGAGCGCTGCGAAGACGACCAGTACCAGGTGTCGCGGAAAGCCTCGGGGCCACCTTCCTGAAATGCCTCGTGCACGGTTTGCAGCGGGTCTTCCTCGCTGTACAGCAGGCCAACCGGTTCACTATGCGGGTTGTCGCCGTTGCGCGAGTTCGCCCAGTTCTCCTCGGTGGTTGGCTTGAAGTGGCGATACTGAAGCTCCTGTACGTCGCGCGCTGGGATCGCCCAGTCGGTGAAGCCGCCAATGGTCAGGGCCAGAACTTTCTCTGCCAGATCACTGCCTGCCGCCGCCATAGCCTTGGTGTTGGCCAGGCTGTCGGTGAAGCTGGGATTGACGGTTTTGATGGGCGATCAGTGTGGTGGTCATGGTCATGCTCCGGCGAGGTACGGCATAGGTGCGAACGGAATATCATCATCAAAGCTGTCGAAGTCTGGCGGCGCGCCTTGCTGGCTCTGCTGTGGCGCCGCCTGCTGCTGTCGTGGTTGTTGCCGTGCTGCGCGGTCCTGATTGCCTGGCCGTGACTGCTGCGCGGGTCGCTGGCCATGCTGCTGACCTTCCTGCGGCCTGCCGCCCAAGAGCTGCATCGTGCCCTGCATATCCACCACGATCTCCGTGGTGTAGCGCTTGATGCCGTCCTTCTCCCATTCGCGGGTTTGCAGCTTGCCCTCGATGTAGACCTGCGAACCTTTGCGAAGGTACTCACCGGCGATTTCCGCCACTTTCCCGAACAGCGATACCCGGTGCCATTCGGTCTTTTCGACCTTCTGGCCGGACTGTTTGTCAGTCCACTGCTCGCTGGTGGCCAGACTCAGATTGGTGACCGCGTTGCCGTTGGGCATGTAGCGAACCTCAGGATCTTGGCCGCATGTGCCGACCAATATGACTTTGTTTACTCCGCGAGCCATGAGCCCTCCTATGCGGCGATGCCGAGAACGCGATTCATGCGCTCGTCGAGGATTTCGTAAAAGGTTTTGACGCGCTCGCTGATCTTGCGAATCAGCGCCTCGTCCCGGTACAGGCGCTTTACGAACAGTGGCATGCCCGGCCAGTAGCTGATGAAGTCGATCCACTCTCGCTCGGACACCCACAGGCCGCCCTGGCACTGGGCGACATGTTCTTTCGGAACCTCGCCAGACAGGATCACTCCTACCTGAAACTTTGGCAGCTTCGTCTTGATCTCTATCAGGCCGGAATCGCCGATCAGCCCGTCCGGTGAATATCCGATCCCGTGGTTGAGGATGATGCCCACATGGCGACTTGTGACATCTTCGCGAGCCTCGTAAAGCCCGCCAGCCGTATGCTCCTGCTCATGGCCGCGAATTGTCGCCTTGGTCTGGAAAGGGAGTTCAGCGGCTTCCTCGGTGATTCGCTCACCGATCAGCTGGTCCATGTAGGTGAATGCCGCCACACCGAAACCAGCCTCTCCCTTGCCGTTGACCAGCAAGCATTCCAGCTCGGACGCCGTGACGATGCCCAGGCGCAGGGCCAGCCATTCAGGCGTGCCTTGCTGGATATCAGTTACGATCTTCATCTGCACCCCCTTGAGCTGCGGCATGCTGTGCGGCTGACTTGGTGAGCATGCCCAAGACATTATCGAATACTGCTTTTTCGACAGACGCTGGAGTGCCGTGGATCTTTCCGAAAGCCTCCTTGGCCTTGTCGCTGCACTTCTCCAGCAATGTCGCCAGCTGTGTAGCTTGGACAGACGTGACCCGGGGAGTGAGCTGAGCGACCGGGCCATTTCCGTCATCATCCTCACCGGTTGTGGTGATGTTCAGCAGCAGGCCACCGGTGCTGCAACCGCTGAGGATGAGTTCTCGCCTCTGCTGGCTGATCTGCGCAAGGCAGCGAACTGGAATCGCGTCGTTGACCGCAAGAACGTGCCCATTGCGTTCCTGAAAATCAAAGGCTGA